GCTCAGCCCCCTGCCGCATCAACTGCGCCAAAACCGCCCCATCCATCAGACCACCTCCGATATGTCCAAGAGCGCCCGCTTCTCCGCATCGCTAAGAAACGCAGCCCCCGAAACCATCCCCCAAAGCCGCTCCCGATCTTCCGCCAGCGCCGGCACCCGGTTCAAATCGACCGAAATCGCCGCCCCCTCGAACCACCCGGCCAACCCCTGAGCGATCCCCGTCAAAACCGAAGACGCCAACGGCAAAACCCCCAGCCGCCAAAGCGCCCGATTAGCTTCCCGGTAGTTCGCATAGGAATTATCCCCCGGCAGCCCGAGCAACATCGGCGGCACCCCGAACGCCAGCGCGATCTCCCGCGCCGCCGCCGCCTTCGTCCCCACGAAATCCATATCCGCCGGCGACAAGCTCAACGCCTGCCACCGGAGCCCCCCCTCCAGCAGCATCGGCCGCCCCGCATTCCCCGCCCCCGAGAACGACGCCTCAAGCTCGCCCCGCAACCGCTCGAACTGCTCGGTCGACAGCACCGCGCCATCCTTCGGATCGTACATCAGCGCCCCCGAAGGCCGCGCCGCGTTATCCAACAGCGCCTTGTTCCACCGCGCCGCCGCATTGTGGATCGCGACAGCGCCCGAAGCCGCTCCCAAACACCCCAGCCCATAATGGTCATCGACCGGATTGAAGCTCTTCAGGTGGATCACCTCCGGCCGCACCGGATCCGCATGCAACCGCGTAACCCGCTCCCCCACCCGGTACCGGTACGCCGCCGGCCACCCGCTGGCATCCGCCTCGACGGCCACCCGCTCGGGCCGAAGCGCAAACAACTCCGCCGCGCCCCCATCCACGTCGCGCAAAACCTGCACATACGCATTCCCATGCAACAGCATCTGCGCCGCCACCGTCTCGACCAGCGACTGCCCCCCGGACCGCGCGGTCACCAAAGCCACGAGCGCCGGATTCGAAGCCAGCAAAGGCGCCGACCCAACGCACTCCACCACCAGCTTCACCGCCCGCTGGACGATCGCATTCCCCAGATACCCGGCCCGCACCTGCGCCTCATAAGAGTACGGCACATCGCCAAAGCTCGGCGCGCTAAGCGCCCGAGACAACACCGGCCGCGACTCATCGCGCCCGGATTTCCACCCGAACAATTTCATGCCGATCTCCCATACGCTTGATCCTCCCCTGCAAGGGGAGGTGGCTGGCGCTTGCCAGACGGAGGGGTGACACCCCCTCGATAGCGCGACACCCCTCCGTCAGCCCAAGGGCTGCCACCTCCCCTGCCAGGGGAGGATCACGGCACGCGCCCTCCTACAAAACCCGCACCGAAACCCGCGCCCGAGGCCCCAGCATCACCTCCGTCATCGCCCAAACCAGCGCATCGGCGCGATCCGGCGACCGCCCCGGCCCCTCATACCCGCCGCCAGCGATCAGCCCGCAAAGCTCGTCCTCCAGATCCGGAAACGCCCCCACATGCCAGGCCCGCCCGGACTCATACAAAGCCGCCACCGGCTCGGCCCGCGCCACCTTCCCCAGCGAAGCATGCACCAGCTTCACCGGCATCGCGCGGTCGGCACCGGAAAGGACGCTCCCCACCATCTTCCCCCCCTGGTTGGCCTCCGCGATCACCCGGTCCGCGCCATGCCGCTCGGCGCACTCAGCCACAGCCCGAGCCCACCCCTCCGGACTGGCCCCCGACACGCTCGCATCCTCCAGCACATACCCGAACCCATCGACCCCGAGCGCCACCACCACGATCCCGCAAGCATCCCCCGGCCCCCCGGAAACACTCCCCGCGGGAGGATCCACCCCGACCACGACCCGCGTCACCGCCGGCGCAAACGCCACCCGCCGAGACTCCACCAGCTCCCGCGTCCACAAAGCGCCGGCAACATCCTCGATCAGCTCGCCATCCAGTTCCTGCCGCCCCAGCCGCGTCCCCGCATAGGACGCCGTCATCGACTCCACGAAGCTCGCCGGCAGGTGCACGTTATCGGCCGTCCGCCCCTGCGACCGCACCACCCCCGGCAACGCCAATATCCGCCGCAACAACGCCACCGGCCGAGGCGTCGTCGTCACCACGATCCGCGGCAGATCGCCCAGCCGAAGCCCCATCATCAGATTGTCCCACGTCGCATTCCCATTGCGCCACTTGGCGACCTCGTCGCACCAGGCCGCCTGATGCTCCGGCCCCCGCAAAGCTTCGGGCGCCTCCGCCGAATACGCGAACGCCAAAGCCCCATTCGCAAACCGCAACTCGCCAGAGCCCGCCCGCCACACCGGATCCTCGTCATCCCGCGCGACGGCGAGCAACCCGCTCTTCCCCTCGATCATCACCCGCCGCACATCCTCGACGGTCGCCCCGACCAGCGCGATGCGGGCGCCAGGATTGTCCCGCGCCACCTGACTGACCCACTCCGCCCCCGCGCGCGTCTTCCCGAACCCGCGCCCCGCGAGGATCACCCAGATCCGCCAGTCGTCGCGCATGTCGGCTCCCGCCCCGAGATGCTGCCCCGGATGCGCCCACACCTCCCACCGATCATGCAGCTCCCGCCGCTGCGCCGTGGTCAGCATGCCCAGCACCCAATCCGCCCGCGTCCGCGGCAACATCGCCAACTCCGCCACCGGATCGCGCACCGGAGCCTCCCCCTCCTCCGCGCTCATTCCGAAGGAGTTCCGGGCACGACATCCTGCGCGGTCCCACCATGCTCAATCGCCCCCTGCTCGACGACCTTACCCCCGACCCGCTTGAACTCCTTCGCCGCGATCCGCCGCGCCAGCGCATCGAGCTGCTTGATCAGCGCCGCATCGGTCTCCTCGGCCGAAGCCCGAGCCTTGCGCCCCCGCCCGCCGGCCACCCCCGCAACCCGGTCCGCATTCCGCGCCAGCAACCGCAGCGCCAGGTCGACGCTCGTTATGGTCGGCGTACCACCCAGCGACCCCACGATCACGCCATCGCCACGTCTGGCACCAGCGCCAGCCCCGAGCCCGCCCCCCGGAACAACCGCATCCCCGCCTCCGTCCGCCGCCCGAACCGCCGCGTCCGCCCGCCGCCGCTCCGCCCCGAAGCCCTCGGTCTTCGCCTCGCCGCACGTCGCCGCCCGCGCCTGCTCGATCCCCGCCTCGATCGCAGGCGCTGGGTCGATCCCCTCCAGCGCCAGCGCCATCAATGCCTGTTCGAGCCGACCATAGCCCTCCGCCAGCGCCTCCTGCCACTGCACCGCGAACACCGGATCGTGTCGCCGCACATAATAGGCGCCGCAATCGGTCATCCCCATCGCCGCCGCCGAAGCTCGCACGTTGCACGTCGCGCTCAGCATCGCAAAAAACCCCTCGCGCCGCGCCTTGGTCCACCCATCCTTGCGCACCGCGGCGCACTGCACGACCCGACTATTCGCCGCCACCAACCGCACCATCCCCGCTCTCCCGATAGGACGCCAGAACGCCAGAACGCGAAAAGGCCGACGACACCCGAGGCTCCCACCCCGACCGTCCCGGCCTCTCTCCGCCCGAGCCACCAGCCCGACCCGCAATTCTTCAGCGTTCCTGTTATGTACCAAACGAGCGTGACGATGTCAAGCGGTTTAACCGATCTGGTTAGGCTGACGTCGCCAGACCAGGCAGCAGTCCTGTTTCCCCGCGAAGGCGGGGAAACAGTCTGGGCTCCCGCCTCCGCGGGAGAACACGGAGGTGAAGCCCAACGCTCGTTTCAATGACCCCGTGCTCCACATCGCGCAGATACCAAGGACGCCAGCGTATCGCGCGACCACTAAACCGCAGCAGCAATCAGATATGAAGTCCCGCCTCCATCCGCCGATGCAGGATCCGAACGACGGCAATGCCATACCCCGTAGGCCGGAAGTAGAGCACGTGTTCCCCAACACCCCGCCGCCGATACCCCGCTCGGATATGCGCGCAGTCCTGCCCGCGCAAAGGCGCACCCGCCATCGCAGCACACGCCGCCTCGATCAGATCGACCTACCGCAACGCCTGCGCCAAGCCCCATTGCGTCACACTATACTCGAACACCCCATCGAGATCGCGCTGCGCCCCCGGCGTAAGCCGATACTCACCCACGCTCCGCAGCTTTACGCTGCTTGAAGGCGGCAAAGTCGAACGCCTCCGCCGCGCCGCTATCCTCACCCGCGCTCAGCGCCTCGCGAACCGCCTCGATCCCGAACCGCCGCTCCTGCTCCTATTGAGCGGCGATCTGGATGAGACAGTAGCGGCGATCAGGATGAGACTCTGCGGCCGTGACGGGAGCGAGATTGTCGCGGCGCGACAGGCAATGCAAGGCCAACTTTGGTGTTGATCGCCGCT